AGGCTCAACTGACCTAGTATTTCTATCATTTTTATAACTTCACCGTATGGTCTAGTAAATAAGTATCTCAATATAAATTGTACTTCTTCACTGTTTATCATGTATGTTTTCATGTTTCCTCCTAATTTTTAACTATATCCCCTTCACCCATTTCTTCTTCGAACTTTATTAAGTAATCCATATACCACTTTGATTTTTTTAAATCTTCAAAACCATTCTTTTCTCTATGTCTAGATAGATACTTCCAAATTTGACCTTTTAAATAACCACGAAACTCATCAGTACTTAACTGAGAACGTATTGCTTCTATGGTTTCTATAGTCTTAGCTTTATAATAACTTGGATTTATCTTATCCATTTTTTATGTTCTCCAACACAAACAATTCTTTTAAAGGAACTAAAATAAATTTAGATTTTTTATGGTCACCACCATAAATACTTTTGTTCTTATACTTTTCAACAAGTTTTTTAACAGTGCTTACTTTAAACACTAAGGTACAGTATTCATCATCACCGTCTGTTAATATATGCATCCAATAATCAGCTTCGGTAACTGATATCCCACTTGGCTTATCATAACATTCTGTTTCAATAGCAATGTTACCAGTCTTTTGCCACCAATCTCTTTCAGATTTTATCTCAAACTTTTTATTAAAAAATCTATCGTGAAGTTTCTTTTCACGCATCTTTCCATATTTTAAATCTAAATCAAACTTTTTTCTTATGCTATTATTATCAGAGTTATTAAAATTATCATCACTCATTAGTTTAATTTACCATCATCATTTTTAAATTTAAGATAATCTAATATATCAATTATGTTAGTTTCATCACGATTACCTTTACCTTTTAAGACAGGTTCTTCGTACTGAATACTACCCTCTTCTTCTATAGCTTCTAATCCCAAGTCATATACATAACCGGGGTCAGTTAAAGCCATCTTCATCATACCCATAGCCATAATCTCACAAGTCTTTTCATCTTCGGATGGGTTTTTATTTTTTCTAATACTACACATGAAAGAACCTTTTTTGCTAGGGACAGGTGTAACATATATTGTTGGTCCACGTGAAGATAAGTCTTTATTCTTCGACATCTGATTTTTCCTCCTTAGGATTAACTAGTTTAGTATACCAAAACCATCTAGGTGATTTTGCTTTTGATTGTTGTTGAGGTAAATATTTTAACTCATCTCCCCAACAAGGTTTTTTATAAGAACAAAAAGAGCATATACTACTTAGCACCCTATTTCCTGTACTTACTTTATTAAATGTTTCAGGAATATCCTCAAAACATCTTTTAAAAGGTTTGTTATTTACTAAAGCATCAATATTATCTGATGCTGTCTCTAATGCTTTTACTTTATAATCATCAGAGTATGTTGGTGTTTCTACAACTTGCCACTCTCCTGTAGATTTATTTATTACAATCCAACCACCAAAAGGTTTACCCGAAGAGTCAGAATATAAAGAACCTTGAACAACATAGCCAAAGCTATCATCTTCTTTTACATTATTAAATCCTTTAGAAAATTTATTATCATAAGCCCAAGGTGATGCACTTTTAATATCATAAATTTTATTTTCAATCTCAACATCATAAGTGCCTTTTATATTTACACCTGATATTTTATTATGAACTTCTTGTTGTTCTGATTGTATTTTTATACCTGCTGCTTTCATAATAGCTATGGCAGATGCCTCTATCAAGTCTCCAAATAAAACTCTCATTTTAAAATTATAAGGTGGTGATTCTGATGATGTATTTTGTTTTTCCATTTGTAATTGACAAAGAGGTTTGCCAATACTGGACATTCTTATTGTAAAATTTTCTTCACGTTCTTCTGTAAATTGTTTTTTAAATGCTTGTTTACAAGCTTCCCCAAATTCTTCTATAATCTTATCGTCTATGTCAACCCGTTCTTTTCCTGAACGGGCTAACAGTTCTTGTATTTTTATTAATAGTAGATGCACTACTGGGCAAGTTGACTAATAATCTTAGCGTCACTGCCATCCGATTCTGCTTGTGTGTTAGCTTTACCATGTAATGTACTAACACTTTTGTTTTCTGAATTAATTATAGTTAAAAAACTTTCTAAAGTTTTTTCATCATCTTTAGTAAAGTCTAACTCTTTGTCTTTATTTATTTTATAAGTAGAAACAAAAAATCTAACTGCACCTGCTTTTCTTTTCTCAGTTCCTAATGTTAAAGTATATTTAAACATTGGTTTACCTAAGTTAGTTAAGCCAGTAAAAGCTTCGTTAACAATATTATAGTTAGTGCCTGTATTTCTCCAAAGGACTGGGAAGTCTTTTATATCTACATCCTCACCCTTTGCATTTTTACCTTTGAATGACACCGTACCATAAGTCATCTTATAACATTTAATTTGTTTCTGCAGTTCTAATTCTGCAGGGGTAAGATTAACTTTTTGTGCCTCAGGTAATTTACCACATCGTGTACCACCTGTGCTATCAATAATATCCTCTTTCCAATTTTTAAATACTATTGAACGTGATGAATATTTTTTTTCAGCAGGATTATACGCCATATACTGGTATGCAGTATAGAAAGGTCTAAACTCTACCGTCTCACCATAAATGTTTTGTTCTAGTTCAGGATGATAAATAAAGTAATGACCTGTTGGTAATCTATTATTATCATCATCCTCTGCATCCCTATTTATTTGTAATCGGGATAATATTGGTCTATTAGTGTCGACCGTTTGACCGATTGCTGCCATAATCTGAGCATCGGACATTTGTTTTACTGATATTTCATTTGTCATCATTAATAATAACTCCTTATTATTTATAGTTGTGGATAAGTTACACTGATATTTCATTCATGTCAAGCCAATCTAAACCTACTTTTACCTCTATGTCTAAAGGTACATTGAAGTCTATATTATACATAGATTTCATAGTATTTTTAACACCTCTCGTAGATTCAGCTAAGATTTTTGCCATGATATCTTCTTCCCCCGGATATATATCTGCCACTATACTGTCATGAACCGTATTAATTAACAGACTTTTTACCTTTTTTTCTAGCATCAATTCATAAGCATTAATACAAGCTAAAGGCACTATATCTGCAGTAGCGAAACCTTGGACAGGATAATTTTTTATCTGTGTAGAATAGTTAGAACTACCCCAAGGCATACGCTTTGCGTCAGGAAAAGAATATTGTCTACCTGTTGGTAAGGTAATAATTTTTGTTGCTATGGCATCATATTCTAATTTATCGTGCCATTCTTTTATTTGTTTATATTTAGTTAAGAACTCTGCGTAATATTTTTTTTCATCGTCTGTACCACTAACACCACCATACAAAGGTTTAAATGTATGTGCCTTAGCATCTTGTCTAGAACAGCCTATTATATCTGCTGTAAACTGATGTACGTCTACACCATTTGCAATGTCTTCCATACCTTTTTTATCTTGTGCTAAAAATACTGCAGTTCTAAATTCTAATTGTGCAAAGTCCACTTCCATAATTTTACCATTCTTAAATCTAGATTTAATAACTTTTCTAATCGGAAAAGTTTTAGCACGTGGTTGATTTTGAAAGTTAGGGTCTCTACTGGATAGTCTACCAGTTGTAGTAGCTGTCTGCATAAATCTAGGATGAAGTATAGAATCCCAACCAACAAAGTTTTGCATACCCTCTACAAAAGTAGATAAGTAAGTTTCTATCGCACTATACTTTGTTATGTTATTTATAAAGTCTACAATACCATTTTTACTATACTTAGATATTGTCATTAAAGTAATTTTATCTGTTTTAAAACCACCATTACAAACTAAGTTAACTAATTTATTAGATGTATCTTTTGAATCTCTAGAAAAGTTTTCTACAATATTTTTTAAATTTATTTTAAATCCTGCTAGTTGTTTTAGCTGATGATATATCAATCCACCACCATCACATTTATCACACTTAGTTAAATTTTTATAAGGTGTGCCATCTACTTTTAGTTTTTGTACTTTGCCTTTGCCCTGACACTCTTTACATTGCTCTGATTTAGTTTTATGTAAAGGCTTTGTATATTTTTTTACATAATTATTAAATTCAGTAACAGACATCTTTGGTCTTCTTTTTTGTCTTTTAGTTTCTTTATTAATACCAATATTAAATACTTCAGCCCATTTCTTTTTATCTATAACTTTTAATCCATATATTAACCAAGATAATTGTTCACCACTACTAGGTTCTATTTTTGTATCACCCATAACATCCCATATTGTATTATCAATGTTAACTCTTAACTCTTTATACTCTTTTTCAAAATCACTTTTTACTTTATCTAATGTTTCTTTATCTATGTAGATACCATTCATTTCCATGTTTGTTAAAACAGATGTAAATCTATTCATCATCCTAACAGTAGGAACTAAAGTAGAATTAGCTTTTTTATTAAAGTCAGAAACTTGAGAATGAAATAATTGTCTTGTACATTCTACATCTCTTCTACCATAATATTCTATATCATTAGGTGCTATGTCTTTAAACTTCATGCCCTGACCCCTGTAAGTATCTATTATAGAAGTAGCTTTTTTTATTAAACCTCTTCTAATACAACACTCTGCTAAAGATATTCTAGTTTTTATTCCTCTATATAAAACATACTCGCCTATCATAGTATCATAAATTTTACCCTGATATTTAAATCCACAAGAGTATAACCACGATAAATCAAATTTAATATTATGACCTACTAAGATGTCAGTCTTATCTAAAATGTTTTGTACAGTCTTTTTATTTTTTACTAAATCTAAATCAGGTAAGTCAGGATGCCAAAAAAATAAATACTCATCATCTATTCCTAAACTAATTAATTTATTATCAGGATAATAAGGACTAGGGCTACCTTTAAATCCATCTTCAGTTGTCTCTACATCAAATACAGTTATCTTTGTCATTCTACATACCTCGATTTGGAAGGCACTAACACAGTATTAACTACACCATGCCAACCATTAATTTTATTTTTTATAATATTTAAATTTCTCATAAAGTTAGGTGTGTCACCATCAGTATGTGCTTTACCTATACCTATAATTAAATCAGCCTCCGCTGCTTTACCTGTTCTACTATTCTCCATCATATCAAATGTTAAAATTGTAGAGCCTTCTGCTTCTGCATTAGCCTGAGACATACCTATTAAAGTTAGATTTCTTCTTTTAGATATTTCTCTAGCACCTAAATATATTGCTCTTAATCTTTCATCATTTCTAGCAAAAGTACCACCAACATTTATTTTATCTAGTTGGTCTACTATTACTATATCAGGTTTGTTATCTTCACAATATTTATCTAATGCATCTAAAGACCAATCAACAGAGTCGTGACAAATAATATTATCTCTAATCTTTTTCCAATCTTCTGTTGCTTCGTTTATATTATCCATAATTTCATTTTTATGCATATCAGTCCAAGCTGATACCATTCTCATCTGTGTTCT